AAAATCGGCAAGCGGGTGTGGTATAACTACGAGCACGTACAGGACTGGCTGCCGACTTGTAAAGTGAGAAGCGAGGAGAAAGTGGATGACACAAAGGAGGGACTACAGCAAAATGAGCGAGCAGAAGGAACAGAACCAGAGCAATCCGGAGCAGGCACCACCGGATGACCCAGCACAGCCGACCAATGTCCCAGAGGAGGTAACCCCAGAGGTTGTCACTCCGGAGCCGTCCCCGGAGGAGCACCCGGGAGAGCCAAAGTCGCCAGTGGGCGGTGACGAGCCTGCAGCCGCCTAGATGGTAGGGACTGACGGCAGGTTCTCCACGGTGCCTGCTGTCAAGGAAGGGGAGGGGTTTCCTGAGGCCCCTCCCCCGATTTATGGGGGTGGCCAGTGAGATGGAGTGACTGGATCAATTACCAACTGGGATTTTCCCGCATTGCGCACGTCACTATGGACCCGCCCAACCACCTCTACGAGCAGAACGCGGACGGGTCTTGGACACGACCGATGGGGTGTACCAAAACAGAAGTCGTGATGAAGTTCAACTGGCGGGGGAGGCTGAGGCTGCTGCTGAGCGGTAAAGTGCACATAGTCAATGTCGTGTGGTATCGGCTGCCGCCCACTATCGCGGGGGATAGCTTCCACTGGGAAGTCATGCCGCCATTCGACAAAGTCGATCCGAAGCTGAAAGTATGACAGATGACCGGCTCTACCAGATCATCATCGCTGCCTTGCTGCGGCGCAAGGGCGGGGCGACCGTCATCTATGAGGGCGAGCTAACTGCGCCGCCTGCCGAGATACGCTGCTTCCCGCATACCGATCCGGAGACGGGCAAGCGGACGCTGCGGGTGGACATCATCGACTTGGACAAGAACGTCATCGAGGATCACAGTGACCGAAGAAGAGCAACACGAACTCGTAGCCGATATAGTCAAACACTTGCTCGAACGGATAAAGATAGGTGATCAGGTGTTTGCGATCTTGTCGTTCAAGCACGATGAGGAGCGTGACACGATGCGCGCCACGCTGTCAACGGTCAGAGTTGGTTTTGGGGACGAGGACGAGCGTATGGAGGCCAAGGTCACCCAGATCGTGGAACAGTTTATGAATGAAAACCACCCGAAGTGGGGGCAGTAATAACCCTGAGGGTTACGTCCACGCAGCAGTTGGCATCGGGGGACGGGTGACTGGACGGCGCACCGAAGCCAGACGGTTGGTGATGAATTTCAACTGCTGACCGCCCAGTGCGGCCATGCACGCGTATTGCAGAGCGTCGGCCGGATGGGAGAACTCGTCCTTTTCAGGCAGTGGTTTGCGCTTGCCGTCGCGTGTCTTGCCATACTTGTAGCCACCGCTCAACGCCCGGACCAGCTTCGGGCAGTGATCCCCGCTGATCAAAATCGCCGCTTCACCTGCGCGCTGCTCCAAAAGCCACGTCTCGACGGCGCGCAGCCGGGTGTCAATGTCGTTCGTAGCGGCGGGGAACGCCGAGTAGCCGTGCCGCTTGAACAAATCGAATTCGTTTTCCTCGTAAAGCGAGGACTTGGCGGTGCCCGCAGGATCGCCCACAATCGCTATTGGACGATTACGATAACGCTCGTGCATCAGGATCGGGCGCAGGTTGGTCTGGATGTGCTTGTCGAGGCCAATATTTTCTGCAGGGACTTCACCCAGCACCAGTAACTGGCTCTTGTGGTTGGGCTGGCAGATTATCGACCATGGGTCACGTCCGAAGTCCTGCCCGATGAGGAGGAAGTGACCAATGACCGGTTCAATGTTATTCCGTACGTGGAAATGTTTGACGAAGCTGTCCCTAAAAACAGCCATGCCGGAAGGGTCATCCCCAAAAAGGGCGTGAACGTAACGCTTGACCCAATTAATTCCAAGCGCCCCACTGGCGAGCTTCTCGTAGTACCGCCGTCCTTGAGCCAGACGGTCAGCGTCGTCAATGGGGAGGAGGAGCGTTTCAGGCGTCTGGTTGAGCCAGTTGAGATTTTCCGCCTCATCGGTCAGTCCCCCCGGTTGATAGAACATCTGCCAGTCTTCGGGGGTGCTTTCCTCCATGAAGTTGTACCATTCACCCCCTTCTTCGGGGAAGTTGGTGTCAACGATGACCCCTTTCCACGTGCAACCGCCCAGCTTGGGACCGGGGAAACGGCCGCACCGGCCGCTGATCGGGTCAATCAGGGACAGGTCGATCTCGATACCCTCATTGATCCATGCCCCGGTCAACTGCGAGGACAGGAGCCGACGCTGATCCTCGATGTTATCGAGCGGGATCAACAACCACTCCGAGCGTACGTCACCAAAGGAAACGTAAATCGTGTGTTCGGTGACTTTGTAGGAGACGATGCCCCGTAGTCCTTGCAGGATGTCCTTCAGCACCGTCTCGCGGAGTTGCTTGAGCGTCTGCCGGATGATCGCCCAGCGTGTGTATCTGTAGCCGTCCGGAGACTTGGCCTGCTGGATGGAGCGGCGTAGCACCTCCATGATGCATAGCAGGGTCTTGCCCGAGCCGACCGGGCCAGCGATCAGCCGCCCGAAGCTCTCCGAGGACATGAAGCGTGCGCCCGTGGGCGACGCTTCATAGTCGATCACCACATCTTCGATCATATGAGTTCCTGTGCAAAGACACCAATAAATACCAATACGTCAAACCAGACCAACCACAATCCGCTTTGCATTTTAACCTGCGGGGTTATTATTCGGCTGCGAACACAGCCTCGGCGTCTTCAGTGGGGTTGACCGGGAACTCTTCCTCCCAGTCAAAGGTGATTTCGTCGGGGCTCTCTTCGATGTTTTCGACCGGCACCGCGTCGATCACCTGCCCGTCGTCAAACTCAAGTTGCTGGTCACCGATCTTGATGTTGATCGTCACCCGCCCCGCTGCCGTCTCGCCGACCGTCTTCTCTTGGGCTTCAAGCCCGGCAAACTTGCCCAGTATCTTGACCAGTTCGATTTTGTTGCCAAACGTCTGACTGGCATCGTGGAGCAACTGGTGTCCATGCTCCATCCATTCCTCGATGACGGTGGCGGATTTCAGCTTGACGCGGGTGTTGGTGTTGAGGGCGGAATTCCACTGCTGCCGCTCATAGTCCACGAGTTCGTTGAAGCGCGGCCATCTCTGCAAAGCTTCCCACGTTTCCTCGTCAATTCGGTATTTGTCGAGGATATCTTGGATGGGGAAGTGGTCAATCGCTACCTCGCGGGCGAGCTTGATGACGTTGATGTCGCGGGCCAAATCGAGGGGGGCGAGAGCGGTCACGAAAAAACCTCTTGACGATCTTCGCCACCTATGCTAGCATACTCGGGTTCATCAGTCAAGCATAGTGGACATGCTTGAAGCCATACCCACCACGGTGACGACGCATCCGTCGCGACCGGCCCTCCGAGTGATCGGCGGGACGGCGCTTAATTCTATGATGGAGGGACAGCAACGGCAGGCTGAAGCGGCGCGGCAGCGGGCGCAACAGCAGGACATGCAGGTCATGTCCGATCTGGCTGGCTACGTCAGATCACTGTACGAGATGTTCGCTAATCACCGTACCACGAATGCTGGCTGGGCGAACCGGCTACTCTCTGCGCTCCGCACCTTCAACGGTCAGTACGATAACTCTAAACTCGCGGCTATCAGGCAGTTCGGCGGGTCGGAGATTTATCCGAGGATCGTAGCCATGAAGTGCCGTGGCGCAACGTCACTTCTACGGGACGTGTACCTGTCGCCTGAACGGGCTTGGGCGATTGGCCCCCCAGCCGATCCCGATGTCCCGATAGAAGTGGCGCAAGCCGTCATGCAACTCGTCATGGGCGAGATGCTGCAGATGGCGCAGGCGGGAATGCCTGTAGATCAGGCAGCCGCTCGGGACCGGGGTAAGAAGCTGTTCTTGGCGGCGCGTGAGGCCGAGAAGGCTAACGCCAAGAAACGGGCTAAGCTGGCTACGGAAAAGATCGAGGAGATGTTTGTTGAGGGCGGTCTTTACAACGCTCTGGCTGAGTTTCTTGTTGATCTGCCTCTCTTCCCGTTCGCCTGTATCAAGGGGCCGGAAGTCCGGATCATGCCGCAGGTGCGGTATGTGCAGGGCAAGGCTCAGGTAACCCAGCAGCCAAGGCT